CGATTCTGTCTGATGGTCACGGTTGGGCACTAGACCACGTGGCTACTTCAACTGATGATGTTGAGGACGTTTATCACTTTATTGAAACCGAAGTTGATTCTTATGACGGTGACACACAAGGTGGTTATAGTGATGAATATGGTAGTGTTCAAAACACAACTATGAATGAAGCTGAATACAAAGGCAGAACAGTTAAATTGGGCAAACCAATGAAAGGTGATGTTAAGAAATTCAAGGTATTTGTTAAGAATAAATCTGGTAAAGTTGTAAAGGTTAACTTTGGTGACCCTAATATGGAAATCAAAAGAGACAATCCAAAAAGAAGAAAATCTTTTAGAGCTCGTCACAAATGTGCACAAGCCAAGGATAGAACAACGCCTAAATATTGGTCATGTAGAATGTGGTCAAGAAAACCAGTATCAAAAATGGTAGAAAACTTGTCAGAATCAAAAACGGTTGAAAACTTGTCAGATTCAAAAAAAAGTAGTATCTTTGACAAAAACTATCTTAAAATGAAAGTATACGAGTCTTTAAATCAAAATGATACAATGAATCAACCAGTTACAGAACCAGTTGTAAAACCAGCTCCAACTAAACCAGCGGAACAACCTGTAAAGCAACCAAGTAGAAAGGATAAACCTTTCCTACCATTGCCAGAAGTAACACCAGACCCAAAAGCGATTAAAAAATAATGAAAGACCTTTTTTTGATATATGTTAATATGGTTGGTAAAGATTATAAAGGTGATTATCTTTATGAATTTATCTTTTCCGATACCACCAAAAATATTGACGGTGATGAGTGGGATACATTCCCAGCTTCTGGTAGACCAGAAGCACCCCACGAACACTTTATCAAGAAGGTTGGCCGTTTGGAGTCAGAATTAAAATTGGACGTTATACAAAATAGTGATACGTTTGCTGTTTGGGATGCGGTTGACGGAGTTATCGCTTTGGCGTGGGAAAACATCAATGCTTATGATGCTTACCCAGAAAAAAGACTTTGTTTTAAATTTGGTGAACCTTTAAAAGATGTTGAAGGTAAACTATACGAAAAAGACCTAATACTAAACTACAATAAAGAATATCATGGAGAAACAAAATAAAAATATAACGGAAGATGATAAATTCAAGATTCACGTTGACAAAAAGACTCTTGAAGACCCTAATAAAACCAAAGAATTAGTTAGACTTTCAAAGAAAAACCCTAACGTTGAATTTGATTTGGAACACCCAGCAATTTCAAAATCTAGCTCGTCAATGATTTCAAGTTCTGTAATGGAAGAACAACCAGAGGCTGTTATTAAACCGCAAGATAAAGCTACTATTCAATATCTTTCAAACGTAAAAGATGCCAACACTGGTGAAGTATCACAACCTTTTAATATTGGTGATAAAAAGTATCAAATGGTTAGAGGTGTTCATCCAACTGGTGAAGTAGGATTGGCTGTATTCTGCCATGATGATATGGATGACAAGGGTGAAAATATTATACATTCTATGGAGTATTTTGAAGAAAACATAGCCAAACCTATGAAAGAACAAATGGGTATGGTTGGTCAAGATATTCAAGTGGTTCCAAAAGTAAAAGAAAGTGGTTTTGACTACGCTGCTGCTGAAAGAGAATACCATGATAAAGAAGCTTTCATGGATTATTTGAATTTGAGTGATATTGAACCAATTTATAAACATTTCTTTGTGAATATCAAAAACGGTGAGATTGTCGCTAAATTTAAGAACACTAAAGACATGGTTAAATCTGGAATCAAATTAGGCCCAGATGAAGATTATATGGATATCAAAACGTTAAAAAGATTTAGATTTGGTGACTATTTTAAAGGCGATGTTAACGAAGTTGATGACGCAGCACAAGATGGTGGAACCAACATACCTAAACTTCAAGCTGATGTTAAAAAATTGGCTACCTTGATTAAAAACAAATTTAGCGTATATTTGAGCAAACTGGATAAACCCATAGAACAAGCACAGTTTTTAACTGCTATGGCTAAAGAAATTGGTGTTCCTTTGAATAAATTAAGCACCATCATTAGTAGCTATAAAGATATTGCAGCTCAAGATAAAGCAACGGGTAGTTCTACAGCTGTTACAACTGAGAAGAAAGTTATAACAAAAGGACAACTTGAAGAAAGTTTAACCCCTAAGAAAACTATAAAAGTAGTAAAAGTAAAAGATATAAAATAATGAGTGATTACAAAAAAATAGCTGAAAACGCTTTAAAAAGAGCCAACAAAAGCAACTTATTAAACGAAGGTGTTGTGTATCCAGAAGGCATGGCTGAAAGAATGCACAAGAAGCTTGAAGAAGATTTGCTTAATGGAAACCATTCTTTGGGTAAGCATCCTATCTTCCCAGAAAATGATGAATCAACTTTTGAGGAAAAGATAATGGGCGAACGTTTTAGCGAAGTTGCTAAGCGTTATAAGAGAGCGTTTGATGTTGATAGTATTGAAAATAAAGAAGTTATGAAGGAAATGATGCCATTGGTTTATGAAACCATGGGGTTGGAATCCAAGCATAAAAAAGCTCTATGCAAATTGGCAGAGGAAATGATTCGTGAAGAATTTGATATGAGCAAAGACGTTGTTGAAATTCATGCAGAATTGACCAGCGAAATCAATATGGTTGGTACCAAAAAGAATCCTAAACCTATGACAACTGAAATGCAATTTAAAAACCATGACGAAATGGTAAATGCAAAAGATGAGGTTTATAGAAGAAGATTTATGAATGCTATGATACAAGGTGCTGCTAAAAAATGCAATCACATGTTTCATATGGTTGATGATGAGTTGACAGATTTGGACCCAAGGCTTCCAAACAAGTATTCTAAAATGATGGCAGCTGCTGATTATATGTATTACATTATTCCAGAGATGGAAAACGGTGTAAACGGTGGTGTTGTTAGAGTTCAATTCCCAACAGCATCAAACCCAAAGGCTGTTATTTATGCACAAGCAATGGTGTTCCCAGTTCTTATTCATGAATTGGTTAAGGGTGTGATGGAATTATTGTCAGCACATGCATTGCCTAAAAATAAAAAATTGGGTGAGTATGTAATCAACAAAGCTGATTTCTTGGCCGCTGAACCATGGGATATGAGAATGGGACCAGGACTATGGGGTAGATTTACGAATATGATTGAACCAGATGATTTTCATTTGAAACATCACATTTATACAGAATTAGCTTCTTTACCAGTTAGAGAATTCAACGTTAAAATGAGAGAGATTATGGCTGGTACCAAAGAAGGCAAAAAGATAATCCAAGGCATTGTTAATGAAGTAAAAGCTGGTTTGCAAGAAGATGAGTTCAACGAAGCTATGGATGAGATAACTAGAAAGGATGAGGGTGCGATGGAAACAATTTCCGATGATACCGAAAGCGATAAAGGGTTTGATTTTGAAGACCTTTTCGGTGATAACAAGGATAACGATTCCGATGATGATTCCGATGGTTTTAAGTTTGACGAATTATTCTAAAATATAACTTACATAGACATAATAAGGCCCTTCATAGGGCCTTATTTATTTAATATAGGGCACTTTATTGTACACTAGCATATTTATAGTAAAAAAGAATATGCTAACAACGACTGAAATATTTAAAGAGTACGCCAAATGTTTGACAAGTCCAATTTATGCAATTGAGACTTATTTGGAAACATTTGACAAAACTCAAGAGGGGTTTGTACCGTTCAAGCTATTTCCTAGACAAAAAGAAATCATCCATGCTTATGATAAGCATAGATTTAATCTGATTACAAAACCTAGACAGGCTGGTGTATCAACTACAACAGCTGCATATATGGCAATCAAGGTTGGTTTTGCTGATGCTGAAAATCCAGAAGCGGTACTAATCATTGCCAACAAACAAGAATTGGCCTTTGAATTCCTTGCCAAGATTAAAGATTTTCTATCTCAATTACCTAGATGGGTTTGGGGTGCTGAATACTACGGCAATTCTAAAAACGAAGCCAAGAGTATCTTCCTTACAGATTCTAAAAAAGAAATCAAGTTACCTAATGGTAGCCGTGTAAAAGCGGTTGCAACATCCAAAGATGCGTTGCGTGGTTTTACACCTACATACCTTGTGATGGATGAGGCTGCGTATATTGATAACGGTGCTGAAGTATTTGGTGCTGCATTGACTGCGTTGGGTACGGGTGGTAAAGCAACCCTTATTTCTACCCCACGTGGTATGGACGCTTTGTATTACAAAACATACGACCAAGCAAAGAAAAAAGAAAACAACTTCAATATCATTGAAATGAAATGGTATGAAGATTTGCGTTACAATAAAGATTTGAAATGGTTGAAAGATGACGTAATTGAAACAGAAGTAGAATTTACCTTTGAATCGTATAAAAAAAGACTTGATGATGGTTGGAAACCAACATCATCATGGTACGAAGAAATGTGTAGAGGTATGAACAATGACGCTAAGATGATTGCACAAGAATTGGATGTGTCGTTTATTGGTTCTGGTGGTAACGTTATTGATGAGCAATATATTGATTTGCAAAACAAAAACAACGTAAAAGACCCTGTTATAACCAAAGGTGCTGAAAACGAAACATGGATATGGGAACTTCCACAAGAAGGTCATCAATATATCATGGGCGTGGACGTATCCAGAGGTGATGGTGAAGACTCTTCAACAATTGTTGTTGTCGATTTTACCACCATGGAACAAGTTATGGAATATCAAGGCAAAATACAACCAGATTTATTAGCTCAATTGGTTGAAGAATACGGTGAAATGTATAAAGCATATACCGTAGTCGATGTTACTGGTGGTATGGGTGTATCTACTGTATTGAAATTGCTTGAATTTGATTATAAGAGACTTCATTATGATAATCAAAACGGTAAGATTTTATCAGCTAGACAAAGAGAATTATCTACTTACAACAAAGAGAACAAAATTCCAGGTTTTCATGCAACATCAGTTCGTTTACCGATGATTTCAAATCTTGAGTTCAAGATTAGAACAGATGCTATCAAGATTCGTTCAGCAAGAATGACTTCAGAAATGAAAACATTCATCTATAAAAATGGTAGACCAGACCACATGGAAGGTTATCATGATGACTTGCTTATGGCGTTGGGTATGTGTTTATGGGTGGTTGAACATTCATTCAAGAACTTAGAGAAACTAGAAAAACAAAACAAAGCTATTTTGAATAGTTGGTTGGCTGGGGTTAATACCAACCCTACACAAACAGACCTTGAAAGAGGGAGCAGCTTTGTTAGCAAAGAAAACAGAAACAGGGCATCAGCCCCAAAACCTAAATTTAATCCAATAGTATCTAAAAATATGCAAGACCCAAATGGTCAGTATATGTGGTTATTCAGCGGAACAAAATAAATAAACCATGAGACAATATCAACCAAAAACAAACAAGGTATTTGTTAGAAAGAGTTACGAGGCTCAACTATACAAATGGTCACCATTACCTACTGACTTAAGCAAAAAGAATAGAGACCAAGTAAAAGGTGGTAAACCATATTTTTGTACGGCTACAGCTGGGTCTCAAGGCCAAGATTGGACCACGAGTTATGTGTATGATTTGGTGGTTGTAGATTCTCAACAACAACACTTGGCTTATGTTGAGTGCGATTATGTTCAATAACCTTTATTTTTGGTAAAAAAACAGTATAATTTAATAAAAAACACAAATATGGCAGAAAAACAAAAATTGACAGTGTTTCAAAGGCTCGGACAAATCATTGGGCCAGATGGACCTAAAGTAAAACAAAACCAGCCACAACCACAAAGATACAATATAGGCAATGACGTACTATTAAAAACAGACAACAAAGCTGATTTTGAAAGAGCCAAGTTACAAGCACAACAAAACAAGTACTTGGGTCAAATGTGGAAAAAGGTTGAAAGTGGATTGTTCCAACAATCTATCAACTACGAAACAACACGTATTGGTTCCTATTCAGACTTTGAGGCAATGGAATTCTATCCAACCATAGCAGCTGCTTTGGATGTAATGATGGAAGAATCTTCAACACTTAATGACAAAGGTAGAATTATGAATATCTACTCAGACAGTAAACGTGTTAAAGGTATCCTTGAGGATTTATTCTTCAATAGATTAGATTTACACGTATCGTTGCCTATGTGGGTGAGAAACACATGTAAGTATGGTGATAACTTTGTTTACTTGAACATTGATGAACAACACGGTGTACTAGGTGCCAAACAAATGCCAAACTATGAAATGGAACGTAGAGAAAGTGGCTTGTTTGATATGATTACTGGCCGTGATACACCAAATCATAATGTAGCTACAGCTGATAAAACCAAATTCTTTTGGAGAGGTCGTGACGTTGAATTTAATTCATGGCAAATAGCTCACTTCCGTTTATTGGGTGATGATAGACGTTTACCTTATGGTACTTCTGTATTGGAAAAAGCTAGACGTATTTGGAAACAACTTATTCTTTCTGAAGACTCAATGTTGGTTTATCGTGTAACTCGTGCCCCAGAAAGACGTGTGTATAAAATCTATGTTGGTAATATTGATGACGGGGATGTTGAAGCATATGTAAACACAATTGCCGATAGATTCAAACGTATGCCTATCATTGACCCACAAACTGGTCAAATGGATTTACGTTACAATCAGTTGTCAAATGACCAAGATTACTTTATTCCAGTTCGTACTGAAGATGCACCAAACCCAATTGATACGTTGCCAGGTGCTACAAACCTAGACCAAATTGCGGATATTGAATATTTGAGAAGCAACTTGTTTACAGCACTTAGAGTTCCTAAACCATTCTTAGGGTTTGACGATACTGCTGGTGAGGGTAAGAATCTTGCATTGCAAGATATACGTTTCTCTAGAACCATAAACAGAATTCAACAAGCTATGTTGCAAGAACTTAACAAGGTCGCAATCATTCACTTGTATTTGTTAGGTTTTGAAGAAGATTTTGATAACTTTACTTTAACTCTTAACAACCCATCAACTCAAGCTGAAATGCTTAAGATTGAACACTTGCAAACCAAAGTTACTCTTTACAAAGATGCAGTATCTGATTCTGGTAATGGATTTGGTGCTATGTCAATGACTCGTGCCAAGAGAGATATATTGGGAATGTCTGATGATGAAATCAAACAAGACCTTCTTGAACAACGTATGGAAAAAGCGGCTTCTGCTGAATTGGCTAACTCTGCTAACGTAATCAAACATACAGGTATGTTCGATATCGTAGATAGAGTTTATGGTGACTTCAAACTAGCCCTTAAAGGCGGTGGAGGTGATGGAGCTGAAGGTGAAGGTGGAGAAGAAAGCAGCGGTGGCGGTGGAGGCGGTGGCCTTGGCGGTGCCTTTGGTGGAGGTGGAGCTGGTGGTGAAGACCTAGATTTTGGTGACGAAGGAGAAAGCGAAGCAGCTACTGAAGCTGGTGGTGAAGAAGGTGCTGCTGGTGCAGAAGCTGGGGCAGAGGAAGCAGCTACTGAAGCTGGGGCAGAAGAAGCAGCTCCAACAGAAGTTACTGAATCAGTAAAGAAAGTACAAAATATACTTAAAGAACAAAAGGTTGTCTTGGCTAAGAAATTAGACGAAAGAACCAAAAAGTATCAAGGTAAATTTATGGAAAGACTTATTGAGTCAGTAAAATCAACACCAAAAGAACAAGTAGAAAAAATAAAAATTTACGACAAAAATGTCAAGGTAAATAAAGAAATTGATGAGATGATTAATGACATTGACAAAATGTTAGACGAGTAATCAATTTTTAGCGTAAATAATGATATTTATTAATTAAAAAGAAATCATGACAGATTTAACACCAATTATAAAAAATTTCGGCCACATCAAGAGTGTTTATAATACTCTTTTGGCTGAAAGCGTTATGTCAGATGATAAATCAAAAAAAGAATTATTCAAGGGCTACGTTAAATCCATCAAGGAAAACGAAATTCTTAAAACTCAATTTTTGGTTTATACAAATATTGAACAAAAGGTAGAGTCAGATGTGGCTAAAGCTGCTATGTTCGTTAAAGAGAATATTGAACTATTTTCTAAATTCAACAAGAAAGATATCTTAGAAGCCAATACCAAATTGGTGGGAAACCTTTTATTTGAATCTGATGTACTAGATGAGAAGAAAGAACTTTATGAAAGTATTTCAACCCTTATCTTTACAAACAAAACTCCAGAAACCATTGACCATATTGTAGAAGCTACAAGCAAGATTGTTGATTACATTGTAAACAACAAAACGAAAACTGTGTCTGAAGCAATTGAATTACCTAACAGCATGTTGAGTACAATGATGGTTGACAAGTACAATGAAAAATATGCTTCATTGGATGAATCAGAAAAGAAAATACTAAAGACTTTGATTGAATCAACTGACGAAGAAAAGAAAGAAGTGTATTCAAATACCATTAAAGAATGTATTACTTTGATTAATGAAAAACTTGATACTAGTGATTTAAACGCTAAAGATAAATTACTAAGAGTCAAGGATAGACTTTTAAATGACAAACAAGAAATAAATGAAGACTTCATAAAAAATATTTCTAAGCTTGTTGAGCTAAGAAGCAATTTAAAAGAAAACTAAAGAAATGGCCAATACAGTTACTAGTGAAAACATTTTAAAATTAAGAGAACTAACTGAAAAGATATGTAAAGTATCTCCAGATAGCGAATACGAAACAGTTTTAAAAAGTGTAAAAACTGTGATTGAAGAAGGTGAGGAAGAAGCTTCACGTTTGACAACATCACAAACCAAAATCAAGTGTTATGAAAAAATGTGCACAAGAATCAATAACATTTTAAACAGTATTAAATTTTAACCATGTCAGAAGAAACAGGAACTTGGGGCGATTATAGCAAATTGGTTCTTAAAGAACTAGAACGTCTTAACGATAACTATGATAAGATGAGAAGCGATATGGATACACGTTTCTCAGAACTTAATCAAAAGCTTACCGAGTTCAAAAATACTGAGGGTAAGGTTGGTAGTCACGCTACTTGGATTGAGAAGGTTAATGATGTATGGTCACCATCTCAGATGAAAGAAGCCAAGGATGAAATCTACAAACAAAAGAATAGATGGGCAGCTGCGATTGCTATTATTACCTTTGTACAGATAGCAATTGGTATAGCTGTGGCCGTTTGGGGCAAGCTAAAATAAAGTACTTGACACTATCAAAAATTTTCCGTATACTTGTATAAAAACCAGGTATTATGAAAACAGGAAAAGAAGTAAAAACTAGTATTTTCAAAGATTACAACGTAGTTTTTGGAAGCGTTAACAACAAGAACCCTAAAGCTGTTTATGTCAATCTTTCAGCATGGGCCGAACCCAAACATGAATCAGATATAAACTATTCTAGGGTTATCAGAAACATCAATAAAAAAGTCAAACAAGAACTTTATTTTTTGATAAACAATGACAAGAGTTCAAATTTCATAGAAGATAGAACAATTGTAGATTTCGACATAAGAGAATCTGGGATAAGATTTGGAAAACGTAGCTTTATGAATTGTGAAATTACGTTGTTTTCTGAGGTTGAAACACCAGTTAATTCAGAATACATGAAAAATGTATTAACCGTTGTATCAAATCATTTAATTCAAAAGGTTTTTGAAAGCAACGATACCTTTACTTTCCATAAGAAAAAGAAATAAAACCAAAGCCCCACCTCTATAGTGGGGCTTTTTTTATTTGTGCATATATTTATATCTATAAGCTAGCAAAAATTATGGATATAAATTACAACAAAATTAAAACGCTTAGACGTGGCGAGACTGGGTTCGGTTATTTGATTGAACACGATGCTGGCTACATAAGCCCAGACGAGCCAAGAAACCAGCCTTTTATCAATGAGATAAAAAAATTAGAGACTGGTAAACTAGTAATAGCTGAACCATTAGTGGTTTATGTTATTCTACAAAAGTACGGTATCCTAAACCGTAACGGACGTGTATATCCGAAAGAAATCCTTGTAAGACAAAACGAGCTTTATCAAAAAGCAATTAGAGAGCGTAGTGCGGTTGGTGAATTAGACCACCCAGAATCTAGCATAATTGCTGGTGATAGAATTTCACACAATATTATTGAAACATGGTGGGAAGGCCATACTCTTATGGGTAAAATGGAAATCCTTATGACACCAGGTTTTATTAACTACGGTATTGTATCAACCAAAGGTGATGAAGTAGCAAATCTATTGAGAAACAGAATCAAGATTGGTGTTTCATCTAGAGGTGTTGGTTCTTTGAAAGAAGGTCTT